TTTTTTTTGTTTTCGTAAATTTTATATTGTTTATTTGTTTTTCGTAAGTTTATCAGAACTTAAATTTTCAGTTGTAATTCGAAGCACTTCTAATCGACAATGGTAGCCAAACCCTCAAGGAGGCCGCGTAGATGCCCGTCAACTACCTCCAGGTAGTATCCAGTGTCTTCTGGAACCTTGCGGAAGAAGTCTTCCAGGTCCAGCTGACTCTTGGTGCAAACAAAGAAGAGTTCCTCCCAAGCTAGACGAGCCTCATCCGTGACTGTCGCATGGAAAACACTCTTTCCATCTAAATACTGCTGGTAGAACCCTTCCAGGGCATGCGGCTCAATGCCTTGTCGCTCCAGTTTCATCTGGAGTTCTTTGTTGTGGTCGACTTCTCGGCCGACTAGTTCGGATACCCGTTTGCCCCAAAATGATCGACGCCGGAGACGGTAGCTGCATACACGTAGCTGCATGAGGCAGTATTCTTGGAGTACTGGTTGGCCTCGACAGTCAAAGCACGCTGAGAGGGCTTTGCAAACCCCCATAACTTCGGCTTGACGCGGGCACAGTGGCTCCGAGGGAACGTGCAAGGGGGTACGGATGAGAATCCGACCCGGCAGGCAAAATCGCTGGTATCGGTCTTCCATCCTGTACCAAGCAGCGGAGCAAAACCTGAAAGTCTCGGATGGAGTCTCCATGATCTTGAGCTTGAACCCAAGATTGGTGGCGCACCTCTCCACGACTTCGACAACGTTTGCCTCTTCAGGCAAGACGCTGAATCCCACACCATCGTCGCCCAGGGTATGGACGTTGCCATAAACGATGGGCAGACCCTCTGCGGTCTCAGTCTCGAAATCTTCACTATCCAACTCAACTCCAGCCTTGTAGATTCCGTAAAGGACTACTAGACGAGAAATGATGGAATTGATGAGAAAGGTCCAGAAGGTACCACTCAGGGTTCCTCCTAGTGCTTGGCCACGGATCTCAAAGACGCTTCCTTTGGTGGTCTTTCGGAAGACACACCTACTCCAGATCTCGGACATCAAACTCTTGGCGCCCTCTGGGTCATCTTTGAGAGTCTCACAGACAATCTCTTGAACTATCTTCTTGATGATCGCCTTTTGCGCTCCATCGAACTTGGAAAAATCCAAGTAGAATCGGATTCCTGGACGAGTTTCATCTCCGAAAAATCCCGGGAAGAATTTCTCAGTAGTGGGGACGTCGGCTCCAAAAACACTCGAGCCTTTCGTGTTGCTCTTATACATTTTGGTGGCTCCTTTAGCCGCGCAGATGGACTTCACTTTGCACTTGGTGGCAACGTTGGAAATGATCCGGACGGGTTTGATCTCCTCTGTAAGCATAGCTTCTTGAGTCTTAGCAAAAAGATCAACGTCAGTGTAGTCGGCGGGTTCGTAAGCCTTTCCTTTCAGAAAGTCTTTGAGCTGTCGGCGTCCTGCACGGTTCTTAACTGATTCGATGGCTACCGTCAGCTCTTCTGCTTCCACAGGTTCAAAAGCTGGCTGGTGTTGCAAGCCACCATCATTGAGATAGGCCAAAATGCCTTTCCCCTTGATGCCAAAATTCTGTACGAAATCGTAGAATTCTTCTACTTCGCACAACTTGGCATCATTGCCTGGCAAAAATTGCCTGGCTGTCAAACCGCACAAGACGGATGTGGGGGTAGAAACCTGTCCATGAACCATATGACCAAGAGGCCGTTGGCGACAGACCAATTCTACGCCGACAACTTGTACGTGGGACTCCTTACTACTGTGCTGATCACACAGGTCAAGGAAGTCATCCCACTTGGTAGTTTTCCCATCGACGCGTAGTTGAATAGCAGCGCATTTCTTCAGTCCACTGTTTCGCAGCTGAATTGCTTCTTCAGAGTCGCCTTTCATATCTGACAGCAGTTGTGCTGCCGTTTTAGTGATCCATGGCGTGGCCAATTCTGCGACCTCTTTGTAGGGCAAAAGATGAATTGGCTCTTTCGTGACAGGCTGTACGAGGAGTTCAGAGCGAACGTTTCTTCGCTCTACCAGGAGTCCGTACACTGACTCCTTAGCTCCGGAATAAAGTCGCATGGTGCTGGTGCACACCATATAGCCACCATACCCCAGAATGGTCAGGCCGAGCGCGGGTCCAACTACCCTTGAGACCCCGCAAACAAACCGTGACATGACTCTTCTTTCTGGCATAGGAGGGGTCGGAATATACTCGAGGCCCATGGCCGATCGAGTGATGCTAGAAACATACTCGCTAACTGTCTCAACACAGCGAACACGTTTCAACTCCAACCATCCCAAGCACATACGAGTGACCAGCCCGGAAATCCAGCCCACGGGTCTGAATTTGTACTCAATGTATCCGTAGGCCATGGCACAAAAGCCCAGTATACTACGGATCAAGTCCTTGTAGTTGTACTGGACAAAACGCCGGGCGGCCCAGCCGCCGTAATGTTTGGCCCACAGTTGAGTTGCCAGAAGTAGACCTCTCACTCCGTTGAGGTCTCCCCTGACCATGGCTAAGTCCAACTTGTGTTTGTAAGAGCGTGTCATGACCGCGAACTCCGTCGGATCGTGTTCTTTTGCGACGGTG